TGTCTTCTGCGGTAGGTTTATATTCCGATGCAACAGGTCCCCATTTTGCCATTAGTAATCCATACACGTTATTCATATCACTAAATTCCGCATAGGGGTATGAATAACCATCTTTAGCCATAACACAAAGATAACTATTTGGTGTGAAAAATTTAGGTAATTCACCAGGCCAATTATAATTTAATTTGGCCCCAACAAAGTTATTGTTAAAGGTAACAAACTGATTGTCTTTATATGATTCAATATAAATTGTTGCAAAAGATATTAATTTAACACTATCTAAATCACTAACATCCCTAATTATATTATTTAAACCATCAACAACTTGTTTAGGACTTAATGAAGTTTGTTTAGCATCTGTAGGAATAAATTTTGAATAATTACCATCCAACTTCGCCGAACAGTTTTGTGAATCATCTGTTTTACCCGCACTAACAATCGTTGAGTTATTATTACTTGGGGGTTGTGTAGTTGAGGTAGTAACAACCGCATTTGGATTATTATTAGTTGTAGGATTATCCTTAGCGTTTGTATTAACTTTTTGTTTTAAATCTTTATACAATTCAACGAATAATCTTTTAGTAAGTGTTTGTATATAACTTTCCAATTTAGGTAATGCGAAAATTTGTTGTCTAATTCCTGTAAAGGTAGTTTCAAATCTACCTGGCGATATACTATGATTAACATCCAAAATATAATAAGGACCGTTAAACATTGGCACGTGTCTAACATTAAAGTACATTGTTGGTTGTATCATTACGTTACCCAACATATTAACTCTACATTGATATGACCTACTCTTATAGTAATTCCATAATGATACGTTCTGAGTTGCAGTTTCTTTACCGTTGGATTGGTTAATTAAATTATCCATTTGTAGTAACGATTCTGAAGTTTGTTTACCCGAATCCTGTGATACGTCAAAATAGTAAAAGATATTTTGATTTCTAGTTCCAATATCCACATTAAATCCTACAACCCTATTCGATAATGCCCAATCTTCTTTACCGTCTAACTTATCCGTAAGAGGGTTATCACTACTTCTTCGTAAATCAAAAGAGTCAGACTTAAACTTATTATTTTCGTTCTTATCAGTTTCTAAATGTTTACTTGGTTCTGCGGCATAAACACAAACTAATTTAGGTGATGCGGCTCTTGTATCAACATTCAAATATGTACCAAATAAGGTATTACCAAATTCTAATGTTCCCTCAACTTTTGGAATTGCATTCTTTTGAACTTCCTGAACATTATAATAATTAACATACGCAGGGTGCATCATACATATAAAGTGATGTATATCTAATAACGATTCTAAATAAAAATAAACAGACGCACTAGGATTAATATTTTTAAACAAATCCCTAACTTTTTTAGGGTCAATCAATACCTCATCCGCAATATTTCTATTTGCCCTATCCAATAAAAGAACATCTTCTAAGAATGTTGTTTGTGTATAATCATAACCCGCAATCCAAGTATCGTTCAAGGCTTTAAAGTTCTCCCAAAGTTCTACTTTAGTTTGAGTACCCTGTAATGCGGTATCCATCTTAGTGTCTTTAATCTCCTCAATATCAGGTAACCCAAATCTAACTTTTTGAAAAACAGAGTTCAATAATTCATCACTAAATTTTTTATTTTCGTTAACATATGTGGTTAATAACCCAATGAACTTACCTCTATTCATAGTTGGGTCAATTTTCTTTTGAGTTGCATAAATTTTAATTAGTGGAGCCAAAGCGATGACGGACTCAGGAATAAATTCAATATTCATATCAATAAAGAAATCAGTAATAAAACTTCCGTTACTGGTATACACAAGTCCAGGTTCTGTTGAGAATCCGACGTGTGTTTCTAACGCTTTCCAAGTCTCAGGGTGTGATGATTTGTAAACCGCAAGAGTTGTTCCTGTAATCCCTGACTTAGGTAATGACCCCTCAACATAATAATTAAACGCAATCTTATCCTCAATAAACACGTTATTGGCATAACTATCAAAAAGTCGTCTATTATAATCTCCAGGGTTTCCGTATTTTAAAATAACATCAAATTCTAAGAAACTTTTTAAAGTATTATTAATCTGAGCAAATTGATTCTCTTTTAATCTATTAGTTTGTCCCGCAGAGTTAGTTGCGGTAGGAGTTACAATATCAACAGACATCATATTTTTTAATAAGATTTGGAAATTCTTATTAATACCGTTAGGGTCAAGATATAATGTATCGATTTGAACTCTTGTTGTTACTAAATCTCCAACTTGTTGCGTTTGATACTCATACATTGATTTTGAAAACTTTAAAAATTCATTTTCTAAAGAATCTAAAATATCTTTGTTAAAAACAGATAACATCTCCTCATTTGAGGTGTAAGCGGTATACTTTCCAAGTGAGAAGGCTAATTGTTCAGGACTACCACTTAAAATAGTTTTTAAATGTTGTGTTGGTTCTGGTTTATCTATTTCGAATAAGTCGAAATAACCATAGTTAGGTAACGCCCAAAAACTTCTAACAGACCCATTATAAACCGCAGGGTTTGATTTAACATTAATAATTAATTTTTGATTATTATTAAAACATTCAGATTCTACTTGGTTTACCACACTACCAAACGATGGTATAATATATTCCTTTTGATTTTTTTTATCAATTAACGTACAGTTCCAAGGTTTTACCGATAAAATATCAGTTAAATCTGACTCGTTATATCCTGAGTATTTATTTATTATCGCCTCAGAAATTGGAGTTAAAGTGAATCCACTTGTAGTGTTACTTAATTGGGTTTGAATATCAGTATTAGTATACCCCGTACCAAATAAATTATAACCTCTATAAAATAGATTATATTTATCAATCAATTTAGGGTAAAATCCTACGTTTAATTGTGTTACAGTTCCGCCAACAACAGGTGTCACAGATTCCATAACAATATCGGTTGTTGTTGTCTGGCCTGGAAGTGTTAAAGTGTATGTCCTCTCAGGGTCATTCACAATCGGGTCATAATATTTCGCGGCGTCAAAATCATTCCAAACAGTATCCAAAATATCAACACCATCTTCAATATATTTTTTATATCTATGCCAAATTGAACCATATTTAAGAATCCAAGCATAAGGTATTTTATGAATTGCCCCAAACTTTTTAAATACTGCAAAAATATAATCTAAATCTGTTGTAACTCCATTGTCATATGATTTGTATTTTTCTCTAAGAGTTCCGATAGGTAAACTGTTAAGTAATAAATAAGACGCATTAACATATGGATAGGTGTTACCCGATAACCAATTATCAACACCTTGTAATACTGAATTAACAAACATTGGGGTGTTTAACATAGATGTAGTTTGTTGTACTCCAACATTTCCACTATAATTAACATAATTGATTTGTCCTTCCGTAACTTGTTGTTTACTTGCAAAACTATCCCCAGCTCTTTCCGAATAAAAACTTTTTAACCCTAACCCGTCTTGCGTTGGAATCTTAGGAGATAAGTAATTAAAACTAGTTATAGGTCGATTATCTCTAGATGTGGTTAAACTATTAAAGTTAGAAACCATTTTCTTATCTTCATTTAGTACATAAACCTTACTTGTATTATAAGTGTCTCTAAGAGCACTAGCCGATTTACCGTTCGCCAAATTTTTAGAATACCAACCGCTTACATTAAACGGTATTGTGTCTAAAAAATTAGGGTCGTTGGTCACATTACTTTTTAAATAATCTTTAAGTTTATTAATAGTTTTAGGTTGTGAGTTAATGTTATTAACTCCTGAAGTAACAACTGTACTATCAAGGATTGTAAAATCATTATTAACCTCTTGTTGAATATAATTTGTAACAAATTCATCTCTTATATATTTCTGCCAACTTTCTCCAATACCATCATTGGAGATACTAGCTAAGAAAGGAAGATAATTTGAAGAATTAAATCCATATTGTTTTAATTTCTGAATTAAAAACGGGGCACTATCTAATATCGATTGACTAATATTAATAAACTCGGACTCAGCAAGAACATCCAAAATTTCGTTTTCCGCATTTGGTCTCATAAATCTTTGATAATTTGCGGGTAGGAAGACTCTTTCCCATATCTCATACATAAATTTTGCTTCCTGTTTGTTAGCAAATAATATATTTGTAGTTGGGAAGTCGATAGCATTAAATGAAACTCGATTAACCACTCCCGCAGAATTCGAACCACTATCTCCACTTCCAGATGGAATTGTTACTGTTTTACCTTTAATAAACTCCTCAACAAATTCAATTTCAGGCCAAACATCATATAAATAACCTTTAGTTTTAGAAATATGTTTAGGGTCGCCAGGATAAGCAATTTCAAATTTTTCTCCTTTATCGTTATTAGTCTCAACAAAATATTGTGGCCAAGGATATACAGGAATTAGATTTCCGTCTGCCGTAGTTACGGATTGTTTAGCGTCTGTAGACACCGCAGACTTATCGTTACCTAAAACCGCTCCAACTCTATATTTATTTTTTCTTTGGTTCCAAGAGTTTTGATGTGTATCACACATTATTCGTAGGAAAGCTTCACTACTTGCCAATAATACCGCGATTACATTTTTTAATGTCGGTTTAAACCCTAAACCACTTTTTGGGTCCGCTAAACTTTTAGATAAAACACTTGATAATTTATCTTGAATTTCCTCAGTTTTGGAATTAGCGGTGTTTTCCATAATTTGAACACTGTTAACAAACCTACCAGGTCCTTCAAATACAAACCAATTGTATTGAGGTCGTTCACTGTCTAAACTAATGGAACTTAATACTTTTTTAAAAGATTCCGCTTTTAAATTCGCAACTCCGATTTCCGTAGCCTCTTTACCTGTTCTTTGTCTATAAGTTTCATCCCAATTAATATCCTCTTCATTCGCATCAATTAAAAACTTTTGAAAGGTAACTGGGTTGTGAATTTCTGAACTTGTTTCAACACCTTCAACCTTATAAACCCCATTAATCCCAAATGTTTTATTTTCGTTTAACACTTTATTCCATTTTGGAATTATACCATCCTTAAGGTCAGTAATACTGACTAACTTCTTTTTAGCATCAATAGTTGATTTATTAAACGTGTACATTTTTAAACCTGTAGTTTTGTCAATAAAGAAACTCTCAGTATCCATATATTTGTAAAACCAAGAATTACCTCTTGCAAAATAAACTTCTTTCTCGTATTCAAGTAAATTATTTCGATAATTTTCGGCGTCAGTAATTGGGGTCATATCGGCTTTAGTGAACATATCCGAAATGTTTTTTTCAAGAGTCTCAAGTCTAACAACTAACTCTTGTATTGTTATTTCAGGGAAATCTTCAGAAACAAGACCTTTCGCTTTGTATTCGGAGTAAACCTCTTTAATTTTTTCAAATCCTCGATAAACATCTTTAGGGGTAACGTCTTGGGTTGTTGAACCTACTTGGTTTTGGGCTGATTGTAATCCTGCATTACCCGTTGGTCCTAACGTATATTTTGACTTATACATATATGGAACCGCCTTAACATATTCCATACTTAAATTAGTTAAGACATTATATTTGTAAGCCATAAAAACCGTTTCAATTTTAAAGTTACCACTTGCGGTGTCAAACCTTGCGTTGAATGTTTTTAAAGCTAATTGATATTTAACGGCTTTACCAAGATATCCTTTAACTGTTAAATAAAATAATGGATATGGGTAATTAAAAAATACCGAATATGGTGAGTTTTCACCTTGTTCAAACAAAGCTCTACCTCTAATATCCTCCATCTTAATTGTAACTGTAGGAGTTAAATTTAAAGGAGTATTGATGGTAATATCACTGATTAGTAATAGGTTATTGTCTACGGCATTTCCAACTGACTGAGATAGGTAAGATTCACTTGACTTATCTTTCTTTACTATTTGATTTTTGGTTTCAATTATTTGATTCGCACCCTGTCCTTGAACTGAGTTAAATCCCGTTATTTCATCTAAGTAACTATTATCTAAAAATGTTTTATTTCCAGGTTTTAGGAAATTAATCGCGGCAATTGACACAGTTTTATTCTCATAATAACCGTTAGTTCCTACTGATAGTCTTGTTCTTGGGAATAGATTACATTCTAAATTAGCATAATACACAAGGTTTTCGTGTTTCAGTAATCTTTCTTTAACGTTTCCTTCGCTATCAATAACCTTGTTTGGGTCAACCAACACAATGTTTTGATAATCAAATTCAACTAATACATTTTCATTTTTATCGACCATAATAGAAGAAGTGGGTGTTTAATGCGGATTCATAATCCTGAATAGAAGCTACTAAAGGAAATGGAATAGTCAATAGACCGTTGTCGGGAATATTCCATTCTAATCCACCATATAGCGGATTTGCAGCTAATATCACCCACCCAAAATATGGAGAACCGTAATATTCTTGGCTAATCTTATCCAAACGACTCATACCCGTTTTATAAAAATACCTCTTATCTGACGATTTTGCTTCAATTTTAACAAAAGGAACCACTGTTTGGTTACCATTAATTAAAAAATTATAATATCTATTAAAATATAAATCTGACATTAGTTTAGTTTATTTTTTCCGTTAAATGTTTTGGTATCATCATTAGAGTTACCATTTTTATATAAATTCTGTATTCTTGTTGATTGTTCAGTAGTTCCCGCAACATAACCATTAAAAGTAAATTTTCTAACTTTACCTGACGGGTATGGAGTCCATTTAGAATACTTGTCTTTATAATTAGCAGTTTCTTTAAACGATTTCACAATTTTTTGTTCTGCATCATACTCTTCTTTATAGCTACCTTTAATTATTGTATAATATGATTTAGTAAATGTTAATAACCTATCTCCATTAGATGGTGTGTTCGCAATATCTTCAGGGACAACTTCTTTAATAAACGCTTCCCACAAATTATTATCTAACATAGTTTTACTCATTACTGCGTAAAATCTTTTCTCCTCATCACCATTTTTAGGGTCGGTACCAAATCCACCATCTTCATAAACCTTTAGATTATCGGGGGTATATTCAAGGTCAACTAATTTATAAGTCTTCTTACCATCAGAACTTGGATAACTAGTTAGGTCAGTATAAAATGAAAATAAAGAAGTAACCGCGGTATCATAATCACCAACTAATTCCGCATATGTGTCTGAGTACGTACCACCAGATTGTACTTCAGTTGTTGCGGTTAAATTGTATATTTTAGCCGTTTGGTCGGATTTAATATACCCATCAGTTTTAGTATCAACAACATCTAATTTAGCTAAAGTTCTAATCAATTCTAGTTGTACTTTAGTTATTTCATTATCCGCAGAAGTTAATGATGTTAATAAACTTGATTTAGTTTTATTAACCGTATTTTTTAAATTTTCTTTAACTTTTTTAATTACCGAATTTGGAAAATCTGCTTTATATAAATTTGTAATATATTTAAGTCCGTCACTATTACTACTTGTCGCGTTATCAATATCCTTAATTATCATATCATATAATTTGGTAATTTTGGAATCAATAGAATCGGGTTTTCCGTATATCTTTAAATCTTTAGGAGAGGTAAATTCTTTAGTTTTACCATCAACATATTTTCTACCTTGTGAAAATGCGGTATATATTTGAAAATTAAAGTCTTTGGTTACCTGCTCACACTTATTTAAAATGGTTTCCATATAGGATTGACCTCCTTTTAATAAAGAATCGTCCATTATTTTTTGATAGGTTATTGACCCACTAGTTCCTAAATCAGATTCAATCTTTTCTTGTATAACTCCAATAGTTGTTCCTCCCTCATTTGTAAGTGTATTGTCCGCATTATTAATACCGACAACAGGTGTTTGGTCTAATAACGCTCTTATTAAAGCCTCGTCAATCTTCTTGAATGAATCGTCAGTCCAATCAGCTCGTTCATCATACATTTCGGTATTCGCGTAATAATTAAAAGATAATGCGTTTTGTAACTTATCAATTGGCTCTTTTAATCCTGAACCTCCAACAAAATTAAACCCTAACGATATTTTTGCTAACATAGGTTGAACACCAATTCCTTCAGGATTTATGTCTAATACTAACGGGTCGTAAGTAATTTGTAACGATGTTGGTATAATCTTAGTATTATAAAAATCACCAATTCTCAATACTAATACGGGTGGAGCCCCAAAACTAGTATTTACTGAACTTGTATATTTTGGTTTCCCATCATTACCAATTACAGGTATGGTATCACCAGGTCTTGTACATTGGTGTAAGAACGTTAATCTTGAATTCAACCCTTCAGGTGTCATCGAGTGAAACGCAGGGTCAAAATACTTAACCTTCTCCTTAATAGTATCATAAACCATAGGGTTTTGTTCTTCAATTAATGTAAAATAATCACATTCTGAAAGTAATTTTCTTAGTATTTTTTTACTAATACCATCTTTAAGTTTTTGAGTAGTAGTAATCGTTGGGGGTAAAGGTACCGACGGCTTGTATCCTGGAGGTGTGATGCTGCCAGGGGTTGTTTGAGTATTATTATTTGGAGTAATTGTTGACCCTGGGTCTACTGTAACCTTGGCACTTCTAACTGAAACTCTTCTACACGCCATAGCGTTAGGAGAATATATGTCCGAACTCTTACCCGTTGCAGGGTCATTATCTGAACAGTTGAACGGTCCCATAGTTCCACCACCTTTCATTTTAGGAGAAACTCCTGTAGGACTCTCACCTAATGACGCACCATCTTTAATTGTTAAAACTTTATCTTTAACATATTTATCCAACTTACCACTACTCCACTTTTGTAAGTAGTTTTGAACCGAAGATATTCTTCTGCTTGATAGTTTAACATTATACTCTTTAGTGTTTGGTGCCGACGCACTTCCATCTAACACTAATTCCACTTTTGCCGCGGTTTTTTTACCGTCGGGAGTTAAGTTATTTTCAAAGGTTTTGACCAAGTCGTTTAAGAACGCCTCAGTTTCACTATAACTCCAAATAACCACATCTTTAAAAAAGTTTGCAACAAGTGGTTTATCCGTAGCGGTTGCATTGCTTTGATAAATTCCTTGTTTACCTGTATAATTAGTATATAACGAGGCAAAACTATCATTAGTCGTAGTTTGAGTCGTTTTTGGGTTTGGATAATCGTTATCAAAATAAAACCCTAACCCTACCCATTTACTTAAATCAACATTTGTTGGTACAGGTGTTGGTGGTGTAGTTTGGTCTTTGGTTTCAGGAAGAGTATTCCCAATCTCAGTAACATCCTCAGGTGTAATATTAGGATTAGTAATTAATTGTTGCATATAAAACAATTCGCTAATTGGAACTGTATTATATTTTCTAGCTAATTCGTAAATATCATATTTCTTACATCCCGCAAAAAATGAGTCAACAATATTATTAACTAATTCTTTATTTTTTCCCTTCATTTCTTTTTCAACAATAGTGTTCAAAATTGACGGGTGGTCAACAATAATTTTCCAACTTAAAGTTCCTGTTCTTGTCGTACTTTTGTAAGTATAAACAGGTTCAGGTCTACCTAAGAAATCTTGTCCTTGGAAACTTGGTGTTACATTTTCATTAAATGAAATATCGTAAGGTGGAAACCACATTACTCTACCTCCATTTGGACCTCTTTCACATTCAGGTAAATCAAGATAAGTTAATCCTGGTCTATTTGACGTTCTCCAAGCTAAATTCTCAAGTGAGAACATATATTTTTTAACTCTACCATCTCTAATGTTAGTTGAGCTTGATGCTGAAGTTCCTTTTAAAGGGGCTATGTTAAGATTATAAGTTTTGTCTAAAACGGAATAAGAATAACCTCTATGGTTACCGTCTCTTTTTTGTAAATCAGCATAAGTAAAATATGGGGTATCTTTAGTGAAAACTCTACAGTATTCTTTACCAACTTCAACTCCACCCTGACTAACATAAGTCATTACTTTTGAACCTTTAGTAATTTCTTTATATCCATCATTAAAAACTTTACTGATTTGGTTGATTGCATTACCAACGTGAGCAGGGTCTCCTTCTCCCGCCTCAACTAATTTTTGAGTGTTCCATAAAATGGAACCTTCTCTAAAGTTTTTATCCGTAGTACTTAAATCAAGAGATAAGTAAGATTTAGTTTGATTGTATTCAGGGTCAATACTAACTTGATTACCTTTCTGTCCAACTTTATATCCGACCTTTAAATCTGATTGTGGTGTTGACCAAGTTAATCCTCCTGACAACCCACCGTTTCCATAGAAAGAATCTCCCGCAAATCCGAATTTAATTCCTTCTAATCCTGGCTCATATAAATCCGCTAAAACATTTGGGCCGTATACAGATGTCTGTACTTCAACTCCAAACATATTAAGTGGTAATTTACCCGCAGGTCCACTAACATAACCAGGGTCAACTTCTTTACTACCGACATAGTAACCTCCTTTAGTAGGTTTATCTAAAAGACTATTTAATAAATTTTTTGCTCCGTCAATTAAATTACCAATAATCCCTTTATCATAATCAGGACCATATCTGTTAAATCCTAATGAATAATATAATTGTGACTTTTGTCCTCCACCCGTATTATTAAGGAATAATTGTGATGGTGATTTTTGATGTAAAAATCTTCCAAAAACTTTTCCTAAGAAACCTTCTTGTGGGTTTTTGTTTCCACCAATTGCGGACGCAATTTGTCCTGCAAGATTTAAATTATGTTCGTCCGTTGTAAAATAATCACCTGGTATTTCAGACCCAGGGAAATAAACCCCACCTAATCTCGCGGCAAAATCTGCTGCCCTAAATAATATGTTGCCAGGTCTTGTAATAACCCAATCTCTTTCAATCAACGGAATTTTACCTTGTAACACTCGAACGGCCATTAATGGGTCATTTGCGGCATTTGGTAGATTAATTCTACCGACAGTATTTTTAATTAATTGTCTAGCAATTCTTTCTTTAAATTCTTGTTTTAAAGTTTTAGCCCCAAGTTGAGCGATGAATGAATCCTGAGATAGACTACCGTCACTTCCTGTTGGGTCATCTTGTAATAAGATTTGATACGGAGTATAATAAGACGGGACAAACCCTAGTGGGTCTGCATATGTTTTAAAAGTTGGTACTAATTGTTTAGTGTCAACTGAATATATTTGTATCCCTCCTGAGTTACTCCAAGAATATTTGTTAGTTGTTGGAATATCTTGTTCAGAAATTCCTTGGTTGTATGAAGGCCATCCCGCCCCTGTTAAACTTTGGTCAGGTAATGTTGCGTTTGTTACACCATATTCCACAAATTTAGGGGGTAAAATAACACTACCAATTGAAAATAAATTAACAAACGGAGTACTCCATCTATTAACCGATGGAATATCTTGTTCAGAAATCGCTCCTGAATTGTAAGAAGGCCAATTATTACCGTTTAAACTTTGTTGAGGTAAACTCGCTAAATTTAAATTATATTGTTCATAAGTTGGTGATAATATAAAATCATTTATTTGATATAATATTATCGATGGTAATCCGTATTTGTTAACTGAAGATATTGTATTTTCACTAATTGCGTTTGCGTTATACGCTGGCCATCCCGCACCATCCAAACTTTGTTGTGGTAAAGACGCGTGAGTAATGTCATATCTTGAATATATTGGAGTTAATAATAAATTACCTATTAATGCCAATTGTACAAAATCAAAAGAATATTTGTTAACTGACGGAATATCTTCCTCAGATATCGCACTTGAATTATATGAAGGCCAAGTGTTACCATTAATACTTTGTTCAGGTAAACTTGCATTTAAAGTATCGTACTCCTCAAATTTTGGAGTAAGAAGTAGATTACCTATTTGGGCTAATTGAATAGTTGTAAACGCCCATCTATTAACAGACGTAATATCTTCTTCAGAAATTGCGTTAGAATTGTACGAAGGCCAAGTGTTACCGTCTAAACTCTGTTGGGGTAAAGACGCGTCGGTGACATCATATTCCCCTAAATTTGCAGTTAACGATGATGGTAGTGATTGAGAAAAAGTATCCCCATATCCTTGGTCAGGACCAAACTCATTTAAATTATATAAACCGTGATAAACAGGTCCAAGATTTTTTGGCGGATTCTCAATTAACGAATCATCTTGGTCAATAACACTTTGGTCTCTAAGAATAGTTTCCTGAACAATTTGTCCTGATGGAGGAGTATAACTTCCTGGCACCGTATATGGAGACAAGTTTCTTGATAGTAACTTATTTCTAAAACCTTCAGTAGATGGAAATGTTAATTTACTTGGCATCTTTTATTTTTACTATAAATAGATAATAGGTTTATTTTTTTAATAGTATCTAACATATTAACCAACGTAAGCGGTTGTAGGTCCAAATAGATTTCCAGCCTTAGCTTTATTCTCACCACTACCTTTAAGGTCGTTTAACATTATTTGAGTTTTACTATTCCCCTGATAGATAGCGTTTGAAACATCCGACTGAGCTAACATATCCATAACAAAACTATTTAACCCAACAGGATTAACATTCACACTTAAAGAACCTTCAACTTTAACTGTCCCTGTCTCAGGAATTGACGGTGTTTGTGGGACAATTGTTGATTGTGGTACTATTTGAGAGGGTAACGCAGTTGGAGCAACTATTGTCGAACCAGGAGTTGCAGGTTGCAGTGTTGCCCCATTAACCGTTTGAGTTTGTATATTTCCAAACGCATTTCCAATCATATCTTGTACTTCTTGCGGTAATGAGGATTTAAGATTAATAATTGCGTCTTGTATTGCTTTAACTTCCCCTTGGGTTCCAAACATTTCACTCGCACCTGCAATATTGTTAGGAACATTTGAAGCTGCGGCTTTTAAATCATTTAGTGCGGTCTGACCACCTGTTAATAAAGTACTACCAGCTCCTGTCATATCACCTTTCGCCGCCTTGCCAAAAGCATCACTAATAACGGTAGTTAATTTATTAATATTAGTTGAAATTGATTTAACGTTAATTTGGTTTTGGTCATTAGCGTCTCTTTGTAATCCTATGGTTCTATTAATAGTTTCTTGTCCTGTAGCGACAAGTCTCGCCATACCGTTAATGGATTTAACAGTTCCAGCGTCGGACGCAATTGATTGTCCAATTACCCCTTTTCTTGCGGCAATTAACCCTTCAATATTTTTTAAAATACCGTTGGCCTCTAATTGCATTTTAGCAGGATTTGCCATTTTTTCATTACTAGCCTTAATCTCATCTAAATCTGTTTTATCAACTTTAGAAACTAATTTTTCTTCTCCTGACGCGGTTTTAATAATATATTGACCTTCAAATTTTCCTCCCGTAGCTCCAAGTTGAGCCATACCCGCAATCATTTTTTTAGAATCTTCATCGGCAAATTCGGGATTAAATGTAATTTCTTTCATTTTTCTATCAAGGTCTCCCGCATTAATCGCCCATTTTGCCACTTGGTCGGAACTCATACCCATTTCTTTTGCAATCTCTCTTAAATGACCTTGAGCTCCAGGTAGGATTCTAACACTTTTACTTTGTTCATCAAAATACGTCAAAGATTTTAACGCTTTACCAACCTCTTCTTGTAGTTTTGCGGGGTCGTTTCTTGACATATCCATTAATTTATATGGGTCAAGTAAACTAGTTACTTGAACTCCTAGTCTTTGAAATGCTGCGGACATTTGAACCGCAGCATCAGGCTCAAATAATTTATCAGCCAAACCTAAAGTTTGACTCATATCTATTCTTAATAGTGACGCTTGGGCCGCCATTTTAGCCATACCTTGTACCCCACCGTCAAAATTATATAAAGCCAATTTACCCATCTGGCTCTCCATTTGTTTATAAACCGAGACTGAGGTAACACCTAATTCTTTTCCAGTATTAAGTATCCCCGTCATTTCTTTACCAATATTATTTATACCATAACCTGCATTCGCAAATAATGGTATCATTGCGGCGGCTTTAGCGGACGCGTTTTCGCCCGACCCAGCAACTAAGGAACCCGCAGCATATAGGTCTTTATATGACTCGGTATTTAAGGTTGATTGTGTTTGTAGTCCTTCTAAAACTCCTTTTTGAATTTTAGCGACATCAGAAATGTTTCCTCCTAAAGCCGCGACTGAAGGCGTTACATCACGATATATATCTCGGGTTTGTTGAGCTAATAAATGACTTCCCGCAAATAACCTTGATACAGAGTTTACTTGGGACTCGGTAGCTTCAATAGAATTTTTAATTTCGGTAGCCAAATTACCAATAATGGGAATCGTCGTTGATAATTTAGTAAGAATGGTTTCAAGACCTGGTATAACTTTACCTAAATCAACTTTGGCGGCGGTTTCCGCAGCACTGATTGCAGCGTCTAAATCTTGTTTGTTAGTACCCGTATTTCCCGCTCCTAAGTTTCCCATATTTAATGTTTAAATATAAATAGATTGATTAACTATTTTTTGGAGTCATTTCTTTAACTAATTGGTCAATTAAATATCTTCTCAAATAAACAGGCATAATGTTAAAATCTGAATACGAGATGTTTAAATGTTTCGTACAGATATAATATTCCCAAGATTGGGTTTCTCGATAATTAGAAGAAAGGCCGAAAAAACTCCACCCCAAAGGCTATATTTGCATATACCTCTTTTCCTGACGGGGCGTTAACTTTTCTGATTAAATTCAGACGTGGTTCATTCTCCTCAACAAAAGTTCTAATAAACTTAGCGTCAGATATCGGTAATGCTTCAATTGATTGAGTTATGAAAGCAATGTCAGAATTTCCTTCAATTTCGACCACCATTTTATTTAATTTCCAAGTTTGTTTTGGAGCAATTCTACCAACGGGGTATTGTTCCGCCATTTTATCTAAATCAGATATTTCACCAAAAGATAATGGTTTTAATTTAACCGTCATTCCTGATTTAGGTAATTTAACCGTGAAAAATCCGTCTTCACTTGGGGTTTGATTTGTTTCTTTGATATACAACTCATCTAATAGAATTGTTGTTTCAAATTTCTTGTCGGTTGTGGGGTCTGTAAGAGTAATATTATACTCAGGTCCAAAAGCACTATTTCTTAAAAATATTAATATTGCTTCTAAATCCCCTTGGATAAGTTCGTCAGGTCTTAAATCAGGTTCGTATATTTTATTACGTAGAAGTGTAATAACTAATCCGTCTTTACCGATTGAATCTCCTGCCATAAGAATGTTTTCATCTGCGGCAGTAAGATATCCAACCTTAACTGATTTCTTTTTATTTTTGTAAAAAACTCCGCCTGAAGGTAATTTTACCACATCGTGTGGTAAATTGAAGTTTTGTTGTCCGTATTGTTGTGATGTATCCATATAAAAAAAATAACCATAGAGAGTTTATAGTGTCCCTATGGTTAAATATAGTAGTGTACGGTTTTTTATCAATAGTATTATATTAGTAAACTAAAATACATCTGTCCATACGAAGAGATGCACTAATTTGAACTAATCCATCATTGGAGTAACCTAAGTCACCAAATGATACGTCTGTTAGGAAAGTACCTTCCAAAATCCACTTTTCAACAACAACACCTGTAGGGTCTAACATCTCCAAGTCAACATTTTTCTTGTAACCTGCAGCATATCCCATACGTCCTGTAACAGATTCTGCGTGTAAACGAACCCACTCCATAAGAGCTTGAGCCGCTGAAGGTCCAATTGGGTCACGAAATTTAACAGAAATCGGGTCCCAGTTAAATCTTCCCGCAACGAATGTTGAAGTATTTAAAAACTGAATCTCAGTTGGATTAATTTTTATGTGTGGTCTAGAAGTTGATTCTACAAACCATTCGTTAATACCCAATGTAGAAGGAAAACGTAGGATAAATCGGTTCTGACGTTTCGGTTCGTACGGTATCGGCATTTTCATCAATAAATCAGCCATAGTATTTTAATTTTAATTTCTTTTTTTGTTTATTACAATAAATACTTCCAACTTTAAAATTTTTGTATTTACTTTATTTTTTTATTCTATAATCTTCTACTAGAAATTATCTAGTAATTATTTATATTATCTTTTATTAAATATATTTTAGTATTTAACTTTTTTTCCTCCTGATGTAAAATAAGTCTGTACTATATTATCTGGTTTATCTTCAAAATGTTTCTTAATCGTTTCCACATTCTTAAGGTCATCATCTGAAAAACCAATAGTTGGGACAAAATTATTACTAACTTTATTTTTAAGGAACGCTTTTTTGTGTAACTTCGTAGATAATTCCCTAACATACCCCACAAATTCGTCCAAAGCTTTCACTTTTTCTTCTTCAGGATTCGCTTCAGACCCTGTACCAAACGACACAGGATAATATCTACATAAATCTAAGTAACTTTTAATGAGTTGGGAATCGTTTAAATCTTTTTCATCTGTAAAATTTCTAAACTTTCTTAAATTTTTCAACAACTCAGACTTACTTATTCCGTTAAATTCTGATATGATATAATTATAAACACCTTCTTTTATAGTTTTTGGATTATGACCTCTCGCAGTAATTATCGAAAAAATCGAACCGTTATTAACACATTCTACAAAATCACTCCAAGCAGGACCTGTTTTTGCTAACATTGCGTCAACTAAAAACGCTTTATCCCCCTCGGTTCTAAAATTCCTAAATGGGTCTTCATCATATCCAACAATCTTATGTCCATTATAATCGAACTCTTCTTTTCCAAGTTTGTTTCTATAATGAGCGAAATCCTCAGTTGTCATCCCAATAACCTCATCATTATCATCCTTAACCATAATTCTAGTTGGCATTGTTACGATATTGTCGTCCCAATCGAATGCGTAATATTTTAGGTCGGGGGTTCCCTCTTCCGTAAATCCTTCGTTTATTTTTTTTCTCATATTCTATTTTAAAGGCTATGGGGAGAATTTCACTCCCCTTTTTTTATTAAATATTAAATATTATCAAATGATGCTCCTGTTGGTGTAATCAAGAACTCGATGTCAATAAACTCTAATGCTTTAGTAGGTTTGATATAAATCTTACCAACCAATTGGTTTTTATCTAAATCTTCAGGTGATGATGAAACAGTCACACGGAAATCGTATAAACCTCTGTCTCTTCTAATCGCATCTAAGATAGGATTAACCGCATCTAAGAAATCTTGTCTAACTTTCATATCGTTTTGTTCAAACAATAATCTTACCGCCACTGCTGAAATCAACTTACGAGCTTGTAATAATAATCTTCTTACGTTGATTCTGTCAAGAGCTGATTCTCTAACTTGTAATGTTTTATTACCCCAAATAACAGTACCAACATCTGAGAAGGTTGCAATTGGGTTAAGTCTACCACTGTATAGAACATCTCTATCTTCTTGAGTTAACTTACGTCTTGCTTTAATAGCATTTACCAAACCTCTTGTGTAACCCGCTGATGCGAACCAAGGGAATGCGATATTATCTGTTAACGCCAAGTTTCTTGTTACCTCAGCAGTTGCTGGAATATAGATTTGAGTATTGTTTACTGTATCACGAGTTAATACCCAAGGGTAGTAAGTTGCCGTGTAGTTAGAGTCAATACCTATTTGTTCTAAGTTATCAACCGCTTCTTGAGGATAAATCATATCCATTGAATCGGTAGTTGAAGGTACAAACATATTAAAGTCAGGAGTTGTACATATGTACAATGAATCCGCTCTATCGTACTCAATCATTTCAATAGCGTCCTCAACTAAGTTACTATTATTAACATAATCAATACCAGGAGTAACGAATACGTTAATGTTTACCGCTTCAGGGTTAACATAAGTTCTTTGTCCTAATAAGTAAGCGTAATAGTCAGTATTTGCCCAATCTTGAGAATTATCTCCAACTGTTATACGTTTAAACATACCTGAACCTGTTGCGGTTGGGTATCTATCTGAATAACAAGCTCCTCCAAGATAACCTGAAGAACCTACTTGAAATCTATCACTATTTGTTCTATTTTCTCTATAAACATCCCATCCGTCAAAACCTCCGTTAACAAATAATGTGAATTTTCTTGCGAATAATCTGTAATACGGGTTATTTGCATTATCGGGGTCGTTTCTAAAAGCACCATCTCCAACCGCAAATGCAGTTCTACCTGAAGTCGCGTATGTTTCAGCGATTTTAACAACTGTCGCTCCTGAGTCCATATGGAAACCTTTAGTAAGGTATGACCAATCTTGAAGTATAGGGTCGCAAATTGTACCTAAATTTTGTTTACCTGCGTATTGGAAGAAATCTAAATCATATCCTGCTCCTGGTGAATTTGATAAACCTAAATAAGTTCTTCTAACATTGTCTCCCGCACTAATCGCAGGATTATCTTGTCCATTAGAATAACCAAATGGTGGGTTAAAAATAACTTCACCTGGAAAATCGTATTTAGTTTTAAAAATTGGGAATGGTGATTTAACTCCATCATAATTTCTAAAAATGTATCCCTCAAAACCACAAGGTAATGAGTCTTTAGGTGCGTCTTCATTGATTTCAACCATTACAAATTTAGAATTCAATGAGTATTCTCCGTCAGCAGAACCAACTTTTTTACCCACAAAATTATTTAAATTAGGGTCCATAGAACAGTTTGTAAATTTCTCTAATACTACAGGTGCATCATCAGTATCGTAATAATCACGAATAACAACGTCAAATGTTTGATTGTTGAAAGACATATTCATTAACGAAATTTTTAATTGGTCGTTAGCAGAATTACCGTCAGCAATTGAGATAAATTTAAACAATCTATAAACTTTAGTTCCTCTTAATTCAGAAACTAACCAAGGGGTTTCAGGTGTTTGATATTTTTCATTGTAGTATCCGATACTTGAGGAATCATTACTTCTTGACTCAGGTAAAGATATTAACTCAGCTCTTAAACCTCTAACATATCCTTTCTTAAATGCCCAATTTAACATACTTGAGAATACCTCTTCAACAAATAACGGAACTTCTGTTCTTGGTTTTGCAAAATTACTTCCTCCAAATACTTTTGGTAAGTACGTAGCATCTGACTCTTGTAAAGAGGTTTTGAATACAAACGTTTTACCTTCATCATTTGTGATGTTAACCGCAAATGGTGAGTATGGGTTTTTACCTACAGAAGAATAACTTCCAGAAAAATCTAAAGTTACCGCACTTAACGCCTCAACCTCATAATTAGGTCCGTCGTGAGTCGCGTCATAAGTTGAAATACCTCTTGAACGTAAAGTTGCGACAATTAAGTTGTTATAATTACTGTAAGAAGTACCATTATAAAAATATAACTTACCGTGTAACGTTCCTGAATAACAATCAGGTTGAGTTGTAGTAGTTGTACTAATAGGTGATGTTGTTGTTGTAGTTTCACAAGGATTCAACGTTGTACTTGTAGTAGTAACTGGGTTAGTAGTACTTGTAGTAGTTGTTGTTCCTGTTTTAGGTAACATAACTAAGTCTTTAACTACAGTCCAAAATGAATATCCTGAATAACTATTACCACTGAAATTTTCAAATAGTGAATAATACCAAGAATCATTATATGATGACGTATAGTCTGTCTCATCTTGAGAAACTGAAGGTACCGCCAATACGTTATTAGATGAAGTAAACGCAGTGTTTAAAATATCATAATCGTATGTAGGGATTGTACCCCAATAGTTTATTGATGTAGCACTTAAACTTGGTTGAGCAAAAATCGATAGTAATTGTTGATTAATATCTGATTTTAATGTTGAAACTCCCCCATTAAATTTAGTGTATTGGTTATTGATGATATTTTGTATCTCATCAGGGAATGATGTATTATACGAAATACTACCATCTTGATTTGCGCATCCTGTAAAAGGGATATCGAAAGATATTGAATCAACGGTACAAATAATGTCGCAAGTATTGTCGACAAAATTAGGTACTGATGTACAAGTCTCTTGGAACGCCACCGTTGTAGGGTCAACATTGGCAATTGTTTGAATTGACCAAGAAGGACCCGCATCATATCCTGATAAACCTAATACTCTTGTCATAAACATTTGATTAGATTGTTGTAGGTATGATTTTGCGATGTACGCTGATTCGTACTTAGGAATTTGCGTGTTTATAAATTTTTCAGGGCTTGTCCCCCCGAAATAAGTTTGGAACTCATCATAATTACTAATGAAGATTGGTTCAAAGGCAGGACCTTTTAAAGCCTCACCAACCATACCTAAAGTAGTAACCCCAACACTCTGAGTAACAAAGCTTAAGTCTCTTTCCGATGTGTACACTCCAGGTGACACGAATACTTTACTGTTTGTTGCCATTATTTTTTAATTTCTATGCAGATTTATTTTATCATAAATATTTGTTTTTATACCAAAAAACTTTACTTTTCAAAACATATTTTTATTCTGGCAGACTTTTTTCTACCTTTTTTCTACTTATATATATGGATAAGGAAATTAAAAAAATCAAAAACCTTAAGATATCGGTCGAATCACACGCGTTATTGAAGAAATACTGTGATAAAAGGGGTATTAAAATTTACAAGTTTATTGAGAATTTCATTTTTGAAACTTGTAAAGAAAAAAAGGATATCTACGGAGAAAATTAAACTAAAGTGGCTTCAAACTTCAAATTAGATGTTTGATTACTATACGTTTTACCTATTTCAAACTTAACTTCGTCCCCTCCATTAACTCTAAGTTGAGTTAAATTTGACCCATAGAACTCCCCATTAATGTATATATCATACCTCGACACATTATCTGAAGACACCCAATTTAAATCCGCCCTTTCGTAGAATCTTTTTAACACAAACGTGTTCTCATCAAGAAACTCAATGTCAACTGAATAATTTGATGGGTTATCTAATTTTTTTCTTCTTTTAGAACCACCACCTCCACCAACAGTTTCAAACATTTGAAAAACTCTTTCAACTCCTGGTTTAACTTCAAATTCATCTTCGTCTAATAAAAATCCCATCATTGTGAAATCGTATGTTTGGATGTAATATTTTCTTTTTTCAACATCCATAACCGACTCATCAGATACGTTATCCCAAATAATTGGAATATAATGACCTTTAATATTTTGGTAGGCTTGTCTTGACGAGAATTTCTGTAATATTGTTTTATTAACCGAATTTAATTCTCTCATTCGATTACAGATTATTTTAACGGAATATTTTATATCAACAGGTACAGGTTGTGGTATTTTATATACATCAACATTAATTCTATCCCCATCAAAACTAGGT